TTATAAATCAAATTATTCCGTAGTATCTGAAGAACTCAAAAGGAGTTCTCACATCAAGATAACCGTCTACCTCTTCGTTGGCTTCAGCTTCCATTTCAAACGCTGAATTTCCGTAAGCCTTATCACCTACATTCACCCAGCATCGGTTACGGCATGAGTGATAAACGTATGAAATCGCATACTCCAACCCGTACTGCAGATAGAACCACAACGGGCACAACAGATATGCCCATACACTGAATGATGTCAATATCATAACAAGCGTCAACAGAATCGCTGAAGCAATCATGCACTCCTCCCATTGCCTCACATGGATGGCTTCATGGTTAAGAACCCGCTGCTTCATTTCCTCCTTCGTTTTCTTCGTGAAAACGAAACAACCTAAAGTGATGGTACTGTAGCCTTGCCACAACAGCCACTTTGCTAAATTACTTTCATAAAATACTTTCATATCAATTATCTATTAGGATAAGATTTGGTTATCACATTATTCTTTAAAAAGGTTATTCCAGATGTATTTATCATGACATCATAAAAATCATTGCCATTATTTTCTGAAACATTTATAAGTTGAGGTCTTATTAATACATTGTATCTTGGATTTCCAGAAGCATACTGAGTCAATTGCATACGAGGATATGTTCCTCCGTCATGATCTATAAAATCCATAGTACCCACTAACAAATCATCTGAGCCATACATTCTAAGGCTGTTCGTTGCAGAATCAATCACAATACGTTTTCCATTGACCGATGTAGATACTTTGCCGGTAATTTCTATATCTCCGTTTTCTTTGATAACAAAGGAGTTATTGGGTGATTTGATATTTTTAAAAGTACCACTCGTAGCATTGACTTCTCCGGTTATTTCTGCATTTTCAGCATGTACTTTCCCGCCTTCAGTAACCCGGAAAGGAGCATTATCAGGAGTGGGGCTTCCGGCCCACATCCGTATCTTCTCACCGGATTGGCTTCCGCTAAGTCCCGCTGTTACTGCTCCATCATCCTTCTTAATAAGCAGCTGATTCCCCTGCATAAAATCAATCTGCGCATCCTTCGCAATGATAAGTGAGGTGAAGATAGCTGTCGTATTAAGCCCGAATTCTTCCCAGTAGGTAGAATTGCCCGGAGCATTGGCAAGCGAACTCGTATGGGTAGTTTTACATTTGTACGCCTTCCAACCAGTGGCAACTTGGCCGTCTCTCACAAGGGCTACATCAAGATATCTTGTGCCGGAAGTGAGTGACTCATCATTGCGCCATTCTACGCCAATCTTCCATTCTCCTTTGCGAATGATACAACCTTGTATGCCCGGATCACCTTTAATGTTTTCACCATCCGTACCGTCCTGGGCAACAAGTTCATATTCGGCTGTATTGAGTTCCCCGGTCAGAATATACCCATAAGTCTTCCCACCGTCCTGTGTCTGTAATAATCGGTTGCCGTCCTTATCGGTGATAGTCCACATCGGAGGATTATCAGTACCTGCAGGAACCGTACACTGCCACGTAGCATTTCCCATACGGACAATACCCAGATATGGAATATGCTTACTCGTCTGCCACTGGCCATGGTTACTGACACTATCCCCCTGTTTACCGTCCTCACCTTTGAATTTACTCCATGTATAATCAGCCGGATTGGTGCTTTCGGTAGTAGTTTCTTTATTTACAGCAATGCCAATATACTTTGTGGTATCATTAGGTTGCTGATACATACCGCTACCGTCGGCGTTATCAGAGTATGCGACCCAAGTGTAGTAAGTCTTACCGTCTTCTCCCGGAGTACCGATACCATCTTCTCCTTTGATATCACTCCATTGATAATCCTTTGGATCGTTGCTTTCTACTGAGGTTTCTTTGTTATGAGCTAACCCTAAAAACTTTTTTCCGACGGGACTGTCGCTGATTCCGTTACCTTGAGCGTCATCAGCATAACGTATCCATGTATAGAGTACTTTCCCATCCTTGCCAGGTGTACCAGGTATACCATCCGTACCATCCTGAGCTATCATTATATACTCGGTGGAATTCTCGGTTCCGGTCAATATATAGCCATACGTTTTCCCGCCGTCCTGTGTCTGCAATAATCGGTTACCGTCCTTATCGGTAATAGTCCACATCGGAGGATTATCAGTTCCTGCAGGAACTGTACACATCCATGTGGCCGTCCCCATCTTTACGATGCCTAAATAAGGGACATGCATACCAGTCTGCCACCTTCCGAGAACGCTTACACTTTGTCCGGCCGGACCTTGAATACTTCCTTTGTCTTCAAATGTTTGTCCATTCCATACCCAAAGATGGCCGGCTATAAGATACCCGTCACCAATAGAATTTCCTTCTGCCGGAAGCTGCGATATATCATCCAGTTTATCCTTAATGGTAAAAGAAGTTCCATCCGCACCCTTATCCACCTGAAGCAGCCAGTCAACATTATCTTTCGAGGGCATCGCACTTGTTCCGTCCTCATTGATACATAGCCAAATCCGACCGTCATATGACACACGATCATAAAAATCACACTTCATACCGGTAGTCCATGCTCCCCGGTCATTGACTGTAAGAACAGGTGTACCATCGGGCTTTATCTGTTTGATAACTCCGGTCAAATAGACATTATTCACATATTCCGAATAACCGGACATTTGCAGACCATGAACGGCCAGATTACTCAAATCACCACTTTGGGAAGCTATGTTAGCAGCCGATATTTCCCAAGTATTCTGTTTCCAAAGCCTACGGGTATAAGTGCGCGTGGTGTATGTGGACATCTGCCTATCAACATTAGTAAAGCTACCGTATCCGACAAAGTGCATAGCCTGGCATGGGTGGAAAGTCAACTTCCAGCGTTCGCTGACAGGACGAAGCTGGTATCTGAATTGCTTGTTGTTACTTCCGGTTATTTCGGTGATGGTGAAATAACAAGTATAGAAACCCGCATATTGAAAGTTGCCGCAACTGTCATCACTGTCTGCAGTAGCATTATCTTCTGCCTTTTCACTGTGAAAGATACCCATGCAAATGTCACCTACATCAATAGCACCGTATTCTCCTTCCTCAAGCTTCAGATATCCGGTTCCGGTCATCTGTAAGTTACCGTCCCCGTCTATATCAGGTTCTATTTGCTCGATAATACCCGCTCCCGGAGCATTCCACTTATCACCGAGTGTGACAGATATCCGGTTATAGCGTAACTCTGGAACTTCAAGAAATCTACGGAGAATAAGGCTTTCCATTTCGCCGTTACCGTTCTCGTCGATCTTGGCACCAAAACCAGTCAGTCCGGAAGCAAAACCTGCCTTACCGAACACTGCACCTGCCAAAAAAGATACAAGAAAAGATGCCTGGTCCGGTTGATCTTTACGGAGAAAGATTTTCGTCAATTCATCCAAAGAAAATTGTGACAACAAATCCAATACCCCCACAAGAATACGACCTACACGTTCAGCGCTATTCTCTCCTGCAAGGGTAGCATTACGCACTTGCAAAGCTAGTTTCCTTAATATATCAAAAGTATCTGCCATTATTCACCCAAAACTCTACACGTCACACGATTGGCTGTTAGTCCCCCATTTCCCCTATATAAAGGGAAAGAGTACCTATTGTCATTCAAATAGCGCACACATTCTTTTAAGTATCGGTCTGCTACAGAAAAAGCATCATTATAGGCCATGAGCTTCTCTTTAAAATCCGGACGTGAAGAATACTCGTTATCCTTATTCATAAATCCTAAACGGGTAACATTACCATCCCCATTCTTCACTATACGAGCATAGGTATAATAGGCTAATGCCGTTTTCAACCCTACAAAAGAACGTTTTTCACCATATCCTGCATCATAAGAACCACCATTAAGCAACTCATCATAATTCTCTTGGTGTTCTTTTACATCTAAAAGTAAAGCATCCCCCAAAGCTAATTTCAAATCAATGTTCTCCGACTCCCTGATATATGTCTCTATCTTTTCCGCATCGATATGCACTGACATCGTACGGGCTAGCTTAGAGACTTCATCCGTTGTTATTAGATACTGCTGCATTCCTTACGTATTTAAGAGGTTGTACACTAAAGTCATTAGATGGATTAACAGATTCATACCAATGCGCAAAAATTTTCTGAAAAGCCCGTTCAATCATGCGTTGTTG